TTTGTGATCAAAACCTGCATAAGAATCTATGTCTATGCAACCCCACTTACATACATTGTCGTCATTGATAGGTATGATACCTAAACTATCTGTGCCTTGTAAATGTTTTAACCACAGTTTATCTGTGACTGGTTCTCTTTTAATAAATGATTTGCCTTGAACTTTTGTGCCATCACCATTTGAGTGACCAACTTTAGTGACACCATGTGCACGTTCTAAACCTGTAAATATTTCTTTAAAACTTTCTACCATAATAAAAAAGTGGGCGTATCCACTCTCGCTTCGACGCCCACTACCTAGGATCTAGTATGGTTGCTTAGTTTCGTTCTCTTCGGATCCAAACTTAGCTTGAGTCTCACCTTTACCTACGCTAGTTGCAAACTGTTTGGCCATGTTATAAAGATCTGCATCTTCAACTGGTCCAATCTTTGCTACATCCCAACCAAACCATGTTCCTTTGTCATTAGACATCTGAACAGTGGATAGTTTGTAAATGTGGCTATAAGTAGGCGGTGTAAATAATCCGTTTTTACCCTGCATTTTTAAACCCATCATCATTGAGTTCCATTTTCTACTCACTTTTAATTGAGTAGACTTCATAGAAATCAATGCAGTCTCTGGATTTGATCCTGTTATCAATACAAAATGATTAGCGGTATTGTCAAGATAGTTACCATTTGGCAATCTATCTTTATAATCTTTACCTCTAGTCGTTTGGCTAACGATATCACTATCTGCCTCGTGAATCGCAACAGGTGCACCACTGCTGGTACCTCTGTCCTGCCACTCTATGTATTGTCTCTTATAGTGACACGGTATAACATTTATTGTGTCATATAATTGATTAGTAACAGTGTTTATTATTTTGCCGGGTTCTGCTCCCTCGACATATTTACCATCACGTTTGTTAACCTCCGGCGATAGTTGGCCCAAAATTTTTAAGAAAGGCAACGCAAGGTCTTCTTGCGATATATTTTGAGCGCCCATTTGTGCATCAGCTTCAAATAAATTTGTTGCTAGTGCTCCTTCTTTTTTAGT